GTTTGAAATGAAAAATGGTGTAAATGAGAAAAGGTGTAAACGCAGATATTTGCCACCCATATATGGGTGGCAAATATGTGGCGATTTCAAGAAAAGCGGTGTAAAATGGCAAACGGTGTAAGGTATCGTCTATCAACGAATTCGTAAAGTTTGACGAATTCCATGTATTAGTTCAGTCGATATGTTCGAAAATCCATTTACGGTGTGAGCCATAGCAAATCTAGGGTGTGTTCCGCTAAGAACAGCGCCTATATAATACAACATATGTCCTATTAATGTACCAATACCAATAGACCAGAGAAAAATCATTAAAATAATAATAAACGCCAAAATCGAAATACCTACAGTTTCACCAATATCCGCAAAGTTTTCTTTTACATATTTTTTTTTCATTCTATTCAAAGTAAATATAATTGTAAAGAATATATGGTCTAAAACCGATTCTTACGCGTGCGATTCTTTGAGCGTCTATGACGTTTTCGCATAGCCGACTTTCCATTCGTCACCGGAGATTTAGATTTTCCATAATCTTCCCGTTTTATCACAGTTTCTTTTAGAAATGCCGCGATACTTTTGTTATATTGACTTGATGGCGGTAAAACATCCATACAATGTTCAGCCAAACAATACCAAATGCTATCTTTCGGCGCTATAGTCTTTATGCTATGAGACAACGCACTTGTCTTATACTTACTTTCATAAAACACCTGAATTTCGCCCGTATCACGTTTCAAAACAAATCGTGTAACGTGGTTTTCTTCGCCGGACTGACCTTCTAAGACAATTTCATCAATATTGTATGTAATACGGCATTCCGAAGGATAACGCCCATAACGCTGTTCAGATGTTTTTTGTATTTTGTTGTTAATAAACTGTACGATATTGGGCAAAAACTCGGCATCAAACACAAATTTCCAGTTAAACATGGAGGGATGAAGTGGATGTGTCATTCTTTTTAGTGATAAGATTAAAAACTTTACACCGGTATTCTTGAAAAAACGGTGTAAAGTCCACAAAGGGTCATATCAAATTAGGGCACTTTCCCTCGGCAGAGCCTCATAAAAGTGCCTATTTGAAATGGCGCTTGGTCAAAAACGCGCTTATACAGTTCGTATAAATTCCCACGACATATCCTCGCAAATCTTTTGCCAAATCTTATCCTGCATATAGAGTTTTTCACGGCTTTTGAGCAATGGAAAACACGGTAAATAATCATCCAATTCTAAAAGTTCACAAAATTTATACAAAACATATGAATAGGATAAAAAATTACTACGTTTCTTCGGGCAGTGTTTTACAAAACTGAATTGAATTTCCTTAAACATAAATCGTAATTTTTCCTCAATTTCACGGGATAGTACAGGCGCAGATATACCGTTTAACCGATTAAGAATATGCGCGACGTGGTCGTAGCAACGATTTAATTTGAGTTTTTTAATAACTTCTTTGAGTTTGGATGGTTTTACCTTACTCATATCTGTAATACGCTCTTTACGAAGTTCTGAACGTATTTGTTCTAAAACCGCGGTCGATATTTCGGTGGTTTCTTTTGCTTGAAATTGTGCTAACCATTCGTTCAAATGGTTAATCTTTTTGTACGCATAATACGACATTTCACGAGGGGGATCTTTATACGATGGCTTTTCGGAATCAATTAAAATACAATCACGATAACCACATCCAGGGCAATCAAGAAATGTTTCATTTAATAACATTTCTTGTTCGCACACAGGGCAACTTCCGTAATCTTCCGCAATACTGGATGCGATTGTATTTTCATACTGTAATCCATCGGGATTTAGGGCACTTAAATAGGTTTCCAACGCCTTATCGCGTTTGAATCCAATATCGTTGGAAATCGCAGAGGCTTTTATAACGGTTTGTGGTTTTGTATCTTCAGATTTAGTATCTGAATCTGTCGTAAAATAAGAATAAACGCTATTAGCGGGTATGCGTCCTTTTTTAAGTAAACTTGTATCCATTACACGTTCGCCGGTAGCAATACGTTCTTGTGCATCGGTATATGAGAAGAGTACATCACCTACACGTAGAAAATAATCCGATAGAGTTTCACCAGATTCTATTTTGTCTATTTTTTCATCAAGGTTCTTTAACTCCGTTTCAAGTTTTTGATGACTTGTTAAAATGAGAATATCCGATGCGTTATTTATAAGGGATGGTCCATTAAATTCTTTTTCAATATTGCCAAGACGTGTTGCCATACGCTCGCGTTCCTGTTTAAGTTCTTCTAGGAATTCTTGTTCCTTGTGCATTTTTTGTAGTTGATTTGTATGATAGGATTCTAGAGTTTTAGCGTTTTCTATAGGTTTAGTGTGTTTTTGTGTGAGCGGTGAATCAGTGGCTACTAAAAGGTCGTTCAACGAACCTCTTTCCAATGACATTGTACTACTAATATGTAAGAAGCAAAAAAACTGTTTAGGCTGTGCGAGTTTTATAAATGCGTGCGGGAAATTCTCCCGGACTTGCCCAAATTTTTTTTCTCAACGCTGGATATAAAACATGGGCTCTGGTGGTTTAATGCAACTCGTCGCGTATGGTGCACAAGATATTTACCTGACGGGCAACCCGCAAATTACCTCGACATGAAGGGGGTTGAAAAGCAGTTGGGGGACACAAATATTGGAATAAGTGTCCCGGCAAGTCCATTAGTGGTTCCAAGTACCTTTGTATAGGTAATCCACAGCTGCTAGTCGTCTTACGACGGCAACACTATCAAATTGCGGGAACACCCTAAAGCCTTCACTACCAACCACAGGACGAAAGTCACTGTGGGGCTGAGAACTTAACTCAGGTATGGTAAAAATGTGAATGATGAGGATACAAACATCCTAAATGGGCAATCCGCAGCCAAACTCTAACCTGCTAAACAAATCGGAACCTAAAACAAATGGGGTTTATTTATAGACTCTTTTCACCATCAGGAAAAACATATATCGGTCAAACAAAGCGTGATATTGAAAAAAGACGAAAAGAACATTTTAAATGTCCTGGGAGTTGTATTTTACTTGAGAATGCTATCAAAAAATACGGCGACAAAATGGAATTTGAAATTCTTTTAGAAGTGAATGATGAACATCTGGATACCTACGAAATAAAATTCATCCAACTATATGGCTCGTTAGAGCCTAATGGCTATAATATTCGTACTGGTGGTTCAGCTGGACATCATAATAAAGTATCTTGTGAGCGAATGAGACAAGCAAAACTTGGCGTTAAAAATCATAATTTTGGGAAACCAAGAACAGATTCAGCCAAATTAGCAATCTCGGAAGCAAAATCTGGAGAAAAACATCACTTCTACGGCAAAACTTTAACCCAAGAACATAAGGTTAAACTTGCCGAGTCACATAGAAAATCACACGCTGAATTACCAATGTATCTGGTGTATGTAAAAGAGCGACCAAAGCAATATCAGTCTGCGGGATATGCTGTGGTAAATCACCCTACAAAATCATCGAAGTATTTTACTTCAAAAAAAAGTTCCGATAAAGAGAAATACGAGTCAGCACTCGCATATCTAAAAAATTAAGCAGTATGAGCGCAGTTCAGAGACTAAATGTTAGTGGGTTCGGTACCAACACCGAGTCTAAGTTATAGTCCAATCCCTGGAGAGCAACGGCTCCGAAATATCCCGAAAGGGAGGGTATTACCTTGTCTTCAAGGTCGTTTACCGTCGCCACACGAACTTCGCCATGGAAGCCATTGAACAAACGTTCAACGGTGCGGCGAACTTCGGCAAGAAGGTGCAATGCACGATCTCCCGTAACGGCGATCTCATTCACCGCATTTACCTCCAGGCGACGCTTCCGCAAGTCAAACTTGCGTCGTCGGATCCTTCGGGCGCGCAGTTCCGCTGGCTCAACTGGGTCGGTCACAATCTTATCAACAACGTCTACATCGAGATCGGTGGACAGCAAATTGATAAGCACTACGGTGACTGGCTCCAGATCTGGAATGAACTCTCGCAGGAAGCGGGCAAACAGGGCGGCTACGCCGAGATGGTAGGCAATGTGCCCCAACTCGTCAACCTCCTCATGAAGGCGGGTGTTGACTGCGACAGCCCCTGCTCCGCGGCTGAGCCCAACACGTCGGCGGAGGTCGGCAGCTGCGCCCCCGAGACGACGCTCTATGTCCCTCTCCAGTTCTGGTTCAACCGCAACCCTGGTCTTGCGCTCCCGCTTATCGCGCTCCAATACCA